ATCTGTTTTTAGGTTAGTTTCAATAGGAGCAGGTTCAGATGGACTGATGGATGGACTGACGGAAATGGAAGATGATGGAGATGAAGATGGACTAACAGACGGAGAGACACTGGGTGAAACGGATTCGCTCGGGCTTTGAGATGGACTTAAACTTGTAGATATTGATGGTGAAATAGAGGGACTCTTTGATGGAGAAGAACTAGGGCTTGTGGAGGGGCTTTTACTTGGACTTAATGATTGGCTGGGGCTTTGGGATGGAGAAATAGACGGGCTAGCGGATAAACTAACACTAGGAGAAATTGAGGGGGAAACGGATGAGGACGGTGAAGTGGATGGACTGATACTTTGGCTAACGGATGGACTTTTAGAGGGGCTTATTGAAGCACTTGGAGAAGCAGATGGGCTTCTTGATGGTGAGACAGAAGGGGATGCTGATTCTGAAGGTTCTCCTGAATCGTCTTTATAGACATAGAAACAAGTGTCTCTGCCACTAAGTGTATACCATGCACCAATGCTATAAACACACAGATTTCCAGCATGTGTTGGCGAAGATGAATCGCCTCCAACATCTATAAAATTTCCGCTTTCGTCATCTTGCCATTCAACAGTAACAATATAATTTACCGAATCATCCAAAGATATTTTATTTACCCCTGAAAATGTAAAAGCAATAAGACTTAGGGACGTCGATATCGTAATCGCAGAAACGGCATCTGAAGTAGCTAAAAGAGTGTCAGGAACGCTTGATGTTCCAAATGTTCCAGAATGCGAATAGATTTTCGCATAAACATTACCAGTAGTATCTCCCGTTCTTATTAAATAAAATTTAACGCTATTTAAAATTCCTCCATCCCCAGTAAAAGATTGCCCCACCGATTCATCTCCAAATCCAAGCGTGGATAAACTAGAATAATTACTCTCACTGTATGAATCTACAATAGTCATTCTAAACCACCCTCCTTTCTTTGTTTTTTTGTCCTAATATAAATTCCTTTTGGCATATCTATACATCCAACTGATAAACCCTGCAAGAAATGACATTTGAAGCATCCTTGTAATTGGTTAAATCAGCTACATTAGCGGTTAAAGAAAAATCTGTATTTGCTGGTGAGGTGTTGTCGGAATCGACCGTTTCCCAACTTTCTGAAACTCGGTTATATATTTGTAAAAAAACTGTGCTTAAACTAGGAGAACAATTAGTTTGTCCTTCCCATTCTAAATTACAGGATGTGTTTGCACCTGCATAATCTTTAAACTGATGGATTGCATATTGTGATGTTGCTGTCTGTTCTGCATAAATATCATTTTTAGTATCAACATTTAAAACATCTCCTGCTGTGTAAAGGTTTTCTAAATCATTATCATTCGCTGGTAGTTCTGCATAATCTCCTTTAGTATAATTTTGCCATCCAGGACTTGGTGAAGGTGATAGGGATGGGGATAATGATGGACTTATAGACACTGAAACACTAGAACTAGCGGATGGACTGGCACTCGGTGAAACCGAAGGACTTAATGACTGGCTGGGAGATTGGGAAGGACTTTTTGAAGGAGATGCTGAAACGGAAATTGATGGTGATTTAGAGGGTGAAATACTGGTAGAGGGACTTGAGGAAGGGGAGATGGAAAGTGAAACACTAGGAGAAATAGATTGACTAGGAGATTGACTGAGAGAAATACTAGGACTTAATGAAACTGAAATACTAGGCGAGGTAGATGGAGAAATAGATGATGAAGGTGATTGGCTAGGAGATACTGATGGAGAAATAGAAGGAGAAGCTGAATTTATTGTTCCGTCGTAAATACTTTCTATCTGGTCAGCACTTAAAGCTGTTCCGTTTATAAGGAATACATCATCAAGAGAACCAGTAAGGAAACTTGCAGGTGCGTAGTTACAACCAATGCGAACATTACTCGTTGCTTGAAATCCTGCGGAATTAGCCCACGCTACATTAGTATCAGGGGAACCATTAACATATAATCTTAAATATGAACCATCCCAAGTTGCTACTGCAAAATTCCAATTATTATCGCAGACATTTACTGAACCAACTAGAACCTTATAATCAGTATTAATCGTAGTTCCCGTATTTCTATATGAAGAAACCTGTAAATAACCTGTCGCTGTTAATGTAATAAGCCTAATACCAGCGTATTTACTAGCCGCTGAAATAAAAGATTCAAAGATGTAGCCAGTTGAAGCACCATTCTTCTTTATCCAACATCCAACAGTCCAATTACCTGTCGGTTTAAAATCTGCGTGGTCGGTTGCACTGTAAGCGTCATTTTCATCTAATACTACTGCACCACCAAATTTTCCACTAGCGTCTTCAGCTGGGTCTGAAATAGCTGTTAAAGTATGTCCTTCTCCTGAACTGTCAGTTGTTAAAGCACCACTTTCAAAACGATAGTAGGCTTTTAAAGAGCTGTCGTTTATTAGACTATTAACTGAATTAATTTCGATACTTGCCATCTATTTTTCTGATTGTTTAAGTTTTTTTAAATCTTCTTCGCTCCATCCGGGAATTGGAATAAACTTCTCTACCAGCCAACTCACTGGATATTTTAAATATTTCCATTCTTTATTCCAAAATAAAGCTTTTACTCTTTGTTTTACTTTTTGTTGGTCTCTTCCAGAAGCCGGCCACGGAAATCCGAAATCTGATTTTGTTCTGAAAAGATGAGCATACCAAGTTTCGTGATTAACCAGAACTCGTCCACCTGACAACCAAGTTTTGCAAGCGATTTCAATCCCTTCATTTCCCCAATTTCCAAGTTCTTCTCTTCCTTCAGAAAATTGAGAATATTTTTCACGACTCATCATATAACAAGAACCTTGCAAACTCATTGATTCAGAATATCCTTCTTTTTTTGCTTTGTCTTTTATTCCAGGGCGATGTTTCCAGTCTTCAAAATACATAAATCTAGGTTCGGCATTGAAACAATATGACCAACTATGGGGATTAGGTTTTCCATACCAAAGCATTTTTTTTCGTATCTTGTCTCCCTTGTGGCATTGGTCGCAACATTCTGGTTTATTGTCTTGATACCATTTCTTTCCGCAGTGGTAGCATTTCCAATCAAACGCCCAAAGATTTCTCATAATAGGAACGCAAGTAACATCATCTCCGTGTTTCTTCATAAAATCAACCATCTTTCTATCAAAACCTTGGTCAAAAGCACAATGAGCGTCAACTTTCATAATATACTTTCCTTTCGCTAGTTTAGCTGCTAAATTAGTTCCAGCTCTTTGTCCAATAGCTTCTGGAACATAAATAACATTAACCATTGGATGTTGAGGTATTGCTGGTTCTGCCCACTGTCCATCTAAAACAGCAATAATTTCTGTTTCAGCTTCATGTTTTTCTATGATGTCTTGTATAGTTCTTGCTAGAAATTCTTCATTTCTAGATGGTATAAGTATGCTTAGTTCCATTTATTTTTAAATTAAATTTTATCAAAATCTAGTTCGCAATTATCTCTCATTCCTTCTGGGAAAACTTTCACCAAGTCCCAGTCTTTTAGTTCGTTGTATTTAATCTCTCGCCAATTTTCAGGTTTATTCTTGAAATCTTTTAAATCGCATTTGATTGAGGTAAAAGTTCGCCTATGTCTGATGTCTATATTTGAGCCTTCCGATGTCCACATTTCGCTCTCATCATCTGAAAATCCTCCTCTTCTACGTTTCTTTGTTCCTGGCTCATATCCCCAAATCCTTCCTCTCCTAGGTTCTCTGCTTCTAAATTCATCCAGTCCCATTTCTTCAGCCTTTCTCATTCTCATCCTGTAATGTTCAAGGGCAAATTTTCGGTTAACACATAAACAGGAAAGGGGACGCATATTGTCATACTTAATCAGTTTGAAATCCCACAATTTCCATCTCCAAACATTATTATTGTAGTAAAATACATCATCTCTGGGCGGAGTAAAATCAAAATGAGAATGGTGGTAAAGAACGTCATTTTCGCAGAAGAAAACATAATCTTCTTCCGCTAGTTCCAAACACTTTATTATCTGCTTTAAATAAGTTATGTATCCTCTTGGTAAATCGAAAACAAATCTTCTATCTCCAAATTCAACTGGTGCAAGTGAAACGCAGGTAATTGGAAGTCCTTTTTCTTTTCCAATCTTAGTCAGAATATCTTGAACCTTAGAAAATATAGGTTCTACCACTCTGTTATCTGTATAAAAAATTATTCCTTTAGTCATACTTACCAGTGTTTAATCATAAAAAAGCTTAAATTACCGTCATTCTCTTTTTCTTCTTTTGTTCCCAGAACCCAGAAACATTTAAAATCATAAACTTTTGCAAACGCATCAACGATAGCGGGAATCTGTCTTAACCTTCTAGCTGTATTTGGATTCATCTGGTAATAGTCGTGTCCTGCGATGATTCCTCCTTTTTTTACCTTTCTGTTCCATTTCATTAAATCCATTGCGACGTGTCCAAATGAATGGTTTCCGTCTATATAAACAAAATCTAAGCTTCTATCTTTAAAATCATTTACTGCTTCCCAAGATGTCTTTTTGACAAGGTGGATATTGGGATATTTTTTAGTTCTCATTCTTGCTAGTTTCTCAACTCCCTCAACAGTGCTTCCATATTTTCCATCAACGTGGACTAACTTTCTGAACTCATCCTCGTCTGTGTGAGCGTCCCACGGGTCTATCCCCCATACTTCCAATCCTGCCTCTCCGTAATCAACGATATTCTCACCCCAGCAAACCCCAACTTCAACACCTTTTTTAAATCCCATCTGCTTAAAAAATGCTGGTAAATCACGTCTTGAGCAATTAGGAATCCATGTTGGCTTTCCGCTTAAATTTGGTATTTTTATAGCGTCTATTAGTTTCATTTAATAATTGCCCATCCGTGTCTTGTAAGTTCGTGGACTGTTAAATTATTATTATTGGCAAATTCATTCACTGCTTTTCTCACTCCGCTTTTATCATAATCATCTCCGATAAAAAATCTTTTTACTTTCGGATACCAAGCGATTAAATCTTTTTTACATCCTTCATAACTATGGTCTCCATCTATATATGCGAGGTCAAAATAGTTATCTTCATAATCATTAGCCACCTCGTCCGTATGTCCTCTTTTTATTTGTATTCCTTTGTGCATCATCATTGCTCGGAAACATTCATATTGTTCGTCTAGTCTGTCTTGTGAAAGTTTGGCGTCATTGGCGGTTATTCCATCGTTAGCCCAAGAATCAACTGCGACTGCCACTTCGGGATTGTGTTCTATCATCAGTTGAAAGTTCTCTCCTCTGAAAACTCCGACTTCAACCAATTTCTGAACATCATACTTTTCCATAAAAGATTTCCAGACTCTTCGATGACCTGTGATTTCTAGTTCTCTCAAATCTTTAATAACCATATTTTGAAAATAATTTTATTAACCTTTCACACATTATTGGTTTTCCTAATTCGTTGTTTCCTTTGACTATATCTATCGCTCTTCCCCATCCCCTATAAACTCTTTCTGGATGGAAATGCAGTATTTTTACTGGCTTAATGGCTTTGTCATAACACAATTTCATCTGTTTAATCCCGAAATTATAGCTTATATTAAGCCTTTTTGACCTGTTTTTAATATCCTTATAATTTTTATCAAACATCATCATTAAAATATCTTCTTCGTTCAATGGCTTCCCTTTAACCTGTTTATTTTCCCAATACATTCCAAATTTCATCTGTCTGTATAAATCTTCTGATTCTTTTCGTAAAAATGTGCTTCCTCCATTCCATTTTGGCTCTCGCCCATAATCAGTTAGTCCCAAATCAATTCCTTCCAATCCTAGTTCTTCTTCGGTTATCCATTCTTGCTGGTAAGCGTCAAAATCGTGTAGCCAATATAGTCCGTCTTTTATAAATCCTATATCGAACAAATATGTCATTACATCTACTTTGGTTGCTTGTTTATGAATAGCGTTGAAACAAGCGTCGGGGATAACTATCGACTTTACTCCCATAAACTCATAAGGGAAATTGGTAATGAGTATAATATCTTTCCAACCCAACTCTAAACTGTTTTCAATCTGAATCTTAGCCAGTTTTTCTGTCTCTTTATCAAAATTTTTAGCTGGATTTACGTATATAATTAGGTTTTTCATTAGTGGATTTCTCCAATTTCGTAAAATTTATCTCTAAAATCTTTTCCATTTCCCCAAAATGGCAACTCGTGATGAGCAATCCTGTCTGACTTGGTGTAGTTTCTCATTGATTGGGAAGTCTTTATCTGAACGACTGGATTTTCTGTTTCATAGGTAGCTAATTTCTCTCTTGGGAAAACATCTTCCCATTTAGCGTGAAATTTTTCCTTGGGGAAGTTTTTTTGATTCACGTCCCACACCGGTTCTCCTTCAAATAACTTTTCCAGGGTATCTATGTAAAATTGTCTTCCAACTATCTGGGCGTGGGTTGCTCCGCTTAAAACGTCTCCAGTTATTCCTTTCTTGAAAAAATACTTCCTATGCTGTCCCATTACATATAAATTAGTATTGCGATAACACATATCATCTCTTTCTGGAATCCACTTAAAATAATCTGGTGGATAAACACAATCAGCTTCTATTGAGAGAACAAACTTTGTTTTTGCTTCTTTGCAGGCTATCAACACTTGGCGGAACATATTAAATCCAGACACTCCGACATCTCCAACGACAATATTCTTTCCAAAATCAATCGGTTTATGGGAAACGCTTACAATCGGTAATTCTCCGCAATACTTCAAAATGTTATCCCTAATCCGTTTTTCAAATTCAGGCTTTTCTCTATTCGATGTATAGTATATTAGAGTTATATCATCCATTTTTAAATGTTTTTAAAATATACTTAGCTAATGCAAGCGACTGTTTTTTGTTTAAAAATATTTTATTGCTCTCATCTTCGTCGCAAAGGTAAAAATCAACATTCTTATTGTCTAACTCAACATCACTTTCATCAAAGTAATCATCAATATTATATGTATGTTTTATATCTTCCATTTTTCTTTTATTTCTTTATAAAATTCTCCCCACATATCTAATGCGTGTTTATACCCTTGTTCGCAATTAGCTGGGTTTTCATTTGTCCCATTATTATGCGTTCTGGGGAAACTTCTATGTTTATGAGCAAACCACGTATTCTTATTAAGCATCAACCTACCTCCAACTTTCCAATATTTCATACACACTTCTACACTGTCTTGGATGAGTGGTCCATATCCTTCTGTTTTTAATTCTCCGACTGTTTTTAAGAAAAATTCTCTGTTTGCAATCCACATTGAACCTTGCATTGCTAGAGTTTCTGAAAGCATCACATCTTTTTGTTCTTCGTCTCTACTTCTCCACCTTTGACCAGCAAACTTCTGCACTCCCTCACTGACATTTTGAATAACAAGTTTTTCGTGTTCTACTGGCTCGTCTGGCATAACTTCCCAATTTTCAGGGTCTAAGAAGAATCTTTTAGCAGTCATTATTTCATTTTCTTTGCAAGATTCAGTCAAAATTCTGTCATATCCCTGTCCAAAACAGCAATGTTCATCCACTCTCATAAAAAACTTTCCTCTTGCCACTGATATTCCAGCATTTATCGCTCCTCTCATTCCTCTATTTTGTCCTAAATGGACATATCTTACTCTTGGGTCTTGAATAATTTCAAATGACGACCAATATCCATCAAAAACCTGTATGATTTCCAATCCATCTCCCAATTCAGAATGTTCCAACAAGTCTTTAATGGTTTTTTGTGAATATGGGTCTTTCCAGGACGGCATTACACAACTCAATATTATTTCCATATATTCTTAATTACCTGTTTAATATCGGATTCTGGTTTCCATCCTAACACCTTTCTTGCTCTTGATGTATCTGCTAATTCACCAGGCTCATCAAAACTTGGATAAGGTAATATTTCTCTTTCAGCCTTAGGATATAGTTCTTTAAATATGTTCCAAAGTTCTTCAAGTGTTATTTTCTGGTCTCCTCCAAGATTTATCAATTCTCTTGATAACTTAAGTGCCATCTCCGTTCCTCTCACTAAATCTTTTACGTGTGTATACCCTCTAAACGAAGTTCCATCACCATTAAAAGTTATTTTTTCTCCTCTCTGATACTGACCAAGCCATTTTAAAAGAACCATCTCTTTTCTTCCATTTTCTCCAATAACCGTGAAAGGTCTGATAATCACATAATCAATATCCGAATTTTGTATCATTTTTTCTCCAACCAACTTTGTTATACCGTATATTGACTTGGCTTTAATTGCGGAACTAGAAGAATAATGAACTAATTTAGCCTTATGTTTTTTACATAAATCTATTAAATTTTTTAGACCAATGCAGTTGGTTGAAAAAAACTCTTCATAATATTCTTCTCCTATTGATACCCCCGCTCTTGCTGCCAAATTTATGACTATATCAAACTTTTCTTTGTTAAATAAATCATCAAGTTTATATTTATCCCTAATGTCATTTCCATCAACTAAATCATAAACATAAACATCGTATCCTTTTAATTCTTCTTGAAGATATTTTCCAATAAAACCTTTTCCTCCTGTTAATATTATTTTAGGCATATTATAAAATGATATTTATTATTAAAATCTTTGTATGACTTTCCCCATTTTGAGAAATCAATGTTTTTATCGTAAAATTTCCAATCTTTTTTATAAGGCTTATAGTCTTTTCCAACGAATCCGAATATTGCCACTCCCTTAGGTTTTAATATTCTCATTACTTCATCAACCATCTTTTTCGGTTCGGAAACACATTCATACATTCCATTGCAGAGAACCATATCGTAAGTTCCATCAGGTAAATTGCAATTACATATATCTTGAACGATTGTAGGATTGAGTTTCTTATTAGTATCAATCGTTGGAAATCCATAATCCCAATATCGGCTTTTTCCTACATCTAAAACATTTCCTTTAGCGTGTTTTTCTACCCAATCGTTATACCAAATCCTATATGGACTGGGGTCTGAAACCTCTTTTAACTTCTTTATCATAGGGAACTCCGTTTATGTTTAAATATTCAAATATCGGTGCTTTATAGTTTCTATTCTTTAATTCTGGTTTGAGACATAGAAACTCTTGCACTAAGTCTTTATCTAAAAATGGGTATCTTGTTTCAATCGAGAACGCTCCTCCAACATATTCTTCTTTATTTAGATAATCCCTTTGTGTCCCCCCAGAAAAGTTAGTCCATTCTTGCAGTTTTTCGGGGAAAATACCCTTGAAATTGCTCTGTTTCGGATATAATTTGTAATCTCCGATGATTTCATCTGCTCCTTGACCGCTTAAAAGCACCTTTTTACCCTCTCTGTTGGCTTTGTAGCAAATATCAGCCAGTCCTAACGAGGCAATATCATCTAAAACTGTTTTTTCTCCTGCAAATTTATAGGGAACTTCTTCTAACCTTTGTTCCAGTAGCCATCTCGCTTCTACGTTGGGAGTTATTTCTTCGAACTCATACACCCCTCTGGCTCTTCGCATTATTATATTCGAATCTTCATTGTTTAGGATTGAATAAGCCTTAAATCTAATCCCTTGTTTAGAAAGTTCTTTGCTTATCGCTCCGCTATCATAACCGGATGAAAGCCCGATGAAACATCCATTTATCGCTCTTTTTCTAATAGAGTTTTCAAAGGCTTTAATCCAGTCGTCATAGGTGTCTTTAAATTGATTCCAATCCCATTTGTGATAATGTCCTTTAGCTATCAGTTTTCCAGTTGAAATCGAAACAGCTTCAATCATATTCGGGCGTATCTGATTTCCCCCTACTCCGCTTTTATAACTGGAACATTCTATTCCATTTCTCCAAAGAGGTTTAGTGGCAAATGGGTCGGTAATGAATAAAGCGGTATCGTTTCCAAAGTCATACAAAGCTATCGCAAATTCTCCATCCAGATATTTGGGAAAATTTATTCCATATTTTTTATATAATGGTATCAAATTCTCACCATCGCTTTTATCAAATTTGTGATTGTAAATCTCTCCGTTATACAGACAAACAATATCTCCATCTACGAATGGTTGAGTCGTCTGTTCTCCTGTAATCGGCAATAAATTATGAATGAACGTCAATCCGTTAATCTCGGTTGTGTGAGTTATTTCTCCTCGATGTCTTATAAACTCGTTATTACCTTTTCCTTTACTTACGAGTAGTCCACACATCCCTGTATTTTTTTGCGATTTTTTTCCAAGTATAGTTTTCTAATATTTGGATTCTACCGCTTAATTTTCTTAACGCTTGCTTGATTGATTCGACATCTCTTTCTATTAAAATAACTCCTTCTAATTCTTCAGCTATTCCCACTCGTGTTGAGATAACGGGCTTATTCATTGCCAGCATTTCAAGCGTTGGATTGTTGCAACCTTCGCTCTTACTTGCTATCGCCAGACAGTCTATCTCTTTATAAAAATCTCTCATTTCTTCTTGGTTCTTTCCTTTTTCAGCTATCATTAAGTCTAAATTCAATTCTTTGCAGGCTTGTTTTATAAGTTCTAGTCCTTTGTGTCCATTGTCTATCCCGACAAATCCTACTATGAAATTTCTTTTAAACCTTTGTTCGTTTACTCCATTTGGAATATAAACCACATTGTTTCCAAATAACTTTTTGTATCTATCTTCCAAGTCAGTATTTTGAGCCACACAGCAGACAGTATTTTGATATATTTCTTTTAAATCTTCCATCTTATCCCACCTTTCCTCCAGTGTCCGATATGATGCCAGTGTGGTAAAAACTTTATCTTTATGTTTCAGGATATAATCTTTGCATTTAGTTATCCCCCCACTAAATAGGAAGTGGATTACATCATATTCTTCTTCAGGCAAGTGCCATCTATCAACAATATCAATCCAATCTTCTCTGAGTTCTTTTTTTAATGATTCTGCTCGATTGAATGTTGCCCAAGGGAATTTGTCAGCGTGAACAATGAGTATTTTCATAATTTAAAATTATAATCCCAATAATGAAACGAGCTTATATCGTGTCCATTCCATTCACCTCTTTGCACGTTGCAAAATTCTAAATCCAAATCTTTACACGCCTTTTTGATTTCTTCGCTTTCTTTATTCCACGGGGAGAAGAAGATTTTAATTTCTTTGGTTCTTTCCACCATACGAGATGTATTTTCTTTCCAATATTCCAAACTTTTTTTAATATCTTGATAACATTCTTCATAACTTAGTTTTGAATAATCTTTATGCTCCCATCCGTGAAGTCCAATTTCTAGTAGTGGTGCAGTAGCTAAGTAATAGAATAAAGCGTGATTATTCCACAAGTCTTTCATTATCACTGCTACTGTATGGACTTTTCCTTGGTCTATAAATTGTTGATGGACTTTTTTAAATTCACAGATACAGGTATAAATAGATGGGTCATCATCTCTCCAAATTTTCATTTATGTTAAATAATGATTATGGTCTTCGTATCTTAATTGAGGACAATTTTTGATATTCAAATCTATTCTATTAACTTTAAGCTCTGGAAATCGCCTGAGAACGACTGGAAGGCTTAATTGGTCTCTTTGACCGTATCGGCATATTTCAGCCCACCACGCCTCGTTAAATCGCTCTAAAAGCGGTGTGTGTCGTCTAATAATGAATCCTCCCATTGCCATCTCTTCTTTTTTGATGTCGAGGTCTTTGTAGTGTTCTCCTTGTCGAATAGCTTCAAGGTAGATTTCAGAACGCCTGTTGAACTTGTATTTAATCCATTTAAGCTCCCAGTCGATGTTTTTTGATTTGTAGTGGCGGAAAAATGCAATATCATAATCTTTTAACCATTCTTCGACTGCTTGTTCTTTCGAAATGTTTAGATAGATATTCCCATCCATCCAAATACTTATATCGCAGTCTAAGAACTTATGAGGTAAAATTTTATAAATCTTTGCGTTATATACAGGACTTTGAAACTTATCATATCCAGATAAAACAGTTATATCATCTCTGGGTTTATCTTTGTCATTGCTAATAGAAGTGTAAGGAATTATCTCCATACTACTGTTAGCTTATTAGCAATTCCAGGCACTCCGCTTTTTATAAACAATCCATTAGCGAATATACAATTAAATTCATAAGTCATTTGAGATGAGGTAGCTTTAAATTCTGCTAACTTGGTGGCTGTTCCATCATCTATCCCATCATACATTTCAATAGGAGTAGCAGCAGGAGTTGATAAAACGATACTCTTTAAAAATCCTCTTCCTTCTTTAATTGTTGTTGTTCCTTCTGATTCAATATAGGTGAATCTGCAATCATTTGACATAGTTTTAATTTAATTTATTAACGTGAGAACGCTTATGAGCCAAAAGTCCTAATTGGTTTTTACAAACCTTACCGCAAACATCACAAACAAAAGATTCGACTTTAGATTCTTCTATTTGTTCGATAGTTTGTTTGGCTGTTCCCAAGACCTCATCTTTTTTCCATTGAGGCATTTTATCGAATGTAATCTTAGACCAATCTGGACTACTCATATTTTTTTAATTAAGTATTACTGGCTAAGGCGACCCAATCGCCCCAGCACAGAAATATTCAATTTTAAGAGGATGAAGGACTGATACTCGGAGAAATCGATACTGAGACACTAGGACTCTTAGACGGAGACAGTGATGTGCTAACCGAAGGGCTAACTGATTTTGACACCGACGGACTAACCGAAGGGCTAACTGATTTTGACACCGACGGACTAACCGAAGGGCTAACTGATTTTGACACCGACGGACTAACCGAAGGAGACAAAGAAACAGAAGTCGAAGGGCTGGCGGACACTGAAACCGAAGGAGAAGCCGATTTAGATATTGAAGGAGAAACGGAAGGAGAGGCGGACGGAGATATTGTAAGTGCAATAGCGTTATATTTGCTTGTAAACGCTTTCACATACCAATATGTTCCATCAGAAATCATCTCTACCCTATCTCCAATAACTGCCACGCTATCAGTAAATGTGATAGTAGAAGCGGCAGTAATGTTATAATCAGCATCATTTTCAGCATTGATGTCAGACGTATAAATCTGTCCAAACATCTGGTTTTGAGATTCACTGACTATCGTATAACTAGCTCCCGATGGAGCAGCTTTAACGATGAAAGTAAAGTTCAAACCAGCTTTTACTTTTGGCAAAGTAACCGCAAATTCAGTAGCAGAATTAAGGAAAATTGTTTTTCCCGAATCTACCTCTGAAAGAGTAGTCACTGCTGTAAGTGTTCTAGGTTTAACTAGAAAATTTTTAAATTGTGTTGCTCTCATTGATTTAAAGAATCAAGTCTATAATACCTTTCGGTTTCCTCCGACTAATCAGGTCAGGTCAATCTTGATTCAGTTAATAATTAACTTTCGCTAGGTGAAATCGAAACACTGACCGAAGGAGACAAAGACGTAGAAACTGAAGGTGAAGCGGATGGAGAGATAGAAGGAGATGCGGATGGGCTTTGAGATTGCTCTCTAAAAGTAATTCCGTCTGTCATAGACGAGAACCCATCAGCATACCAGTAAGTTCCATCGGAAACTAATTTAACGCTATCTGCAACTTTAGAGGCATTAGCTTTAAAGTTTACATTTTCCGTTCCTCCAGTTTCTTTATCTGCTCCTATGTTGGAGTTGATATCAGAAGTTATAACTTGACCTCTGATTATTTCAGCTCCGCCTTTAGCATAAATCTTGTAATTTCCAGTCGTCGGTGCGGTTTTGACAATAAATTCAAAATTTACTCCTCCTCTTGGAGATGGCAAGGTTATTGTGAATCCTCCTGCTGCATTCAAGAAATAAGTCTTTCCTGAATCTGAATCAGTGAGTATCCTAGCTTCAGCAAGAATCGCTGGTTTTACCATTAGATTCTTTACTGCTGTTGTTCTTCCCATAATGATTGAAAGGGCGGGTATATATTCCTTGCGGTTTCCTATGGGTAATCAGCCCACGTCAAGCCCGCCCTAGTTAATGAATTAAGAAGTCGCTCCAGTCGAACCAACAATCCATTTGAAATCAAGAACTCCATAATCGTATGAAGCTGAAGATTTGAATTTCCAGTCGTCCGTTTCGAAATCTTCTCCGTTTCCTCCGATTGAAGGAGCTTTGAAGGTAGGATTTTCAGAAATTTCGCAAATAGCGTCAGTATGAGCCAAGTCAGCAAGCATCCAGTAGTTGTCGTAGTCGGTCGTAACTCTTCCGGCTGCGGTTGTTCCAAGATACGGCAATACCAAGTGCTTATACTTTCCAGCATAAACATTGGTAGCGTTGTTGGCTTCATCAGGAATTAAGGTTGACTTCAGGAACTCTTTAACAGCGTTCTGAATTGTAACGTTTCTACCTGTGATAATCGTATCTGGCATAACGTCAACAATGTTTCCATTGTTGTCTTCGAAGGTGTTAAATTTGTTCTCTGCTTCCTCCAAACCAGCTCTGCTGAAAGCAGTAGTGATAAGGTTTGAATAGTTAGTAGAGTTTCCTGTTGCAGTATGGCCAGTATCAAAAATATTCTTTCCATCTGCTGAAGTCGTTGAGACGGTTTCACCATTTCTATTCGTGTAGCTTGCGGCTGACATTCCGAATGTAAATTGGTGGGTGAGGTCTAACTCGATTCTTTTAGCGGTCGTTTCACCAAGTTTTCTCATCTTCTTTTCGATTTCTCGATACTTGTCATACTTTCGCATTTCGAAAGTAACAGCATCTATAAGACCGATTCTCTGTTGAGATAGATTCAAGGTGTATCCTTGCTTAATAGAACCATAGACATATTTCTCACCTTCGTTCTTCCTTTCAGCGAATCCATAACCGTCAATTATGGAATGCTCGGAAGTTTTATCAGTGACATTGCGAACGTCATACATTTTTCTAGCGGCGTATGGAATGGAATTGAATCCTTCCCGCCACAATACACGAGCGTTTTTCACAAGGTCATTGAATTGTGATGTCTGTATCATTGTCTAAGTTGTTAATTATTAGTCTACGATTGAATTAGGTCGTGGGTCGGTATTCTTAGCCATTTTACATACTGCTTGAGTAGTAGAAATGTGCTTAGTTACAAGCCAGACATCATAAGTTGACGAACTAACGTCAATTTTTGTGTCATCGTATGTTCCGTCCGCATCAACCCAAGTTCCCACATAAGATTGTGCACCAGTCCCAGTTCCAATATCGCAAAGATATTCAGAATCAGGGTCTCCCACTAAAACTGGCACCATAGTGTTCGAAGCATAATCGCTATCAGTTGCAGCAACAGACTTTTGGATAAGTCCCAAAGGTTGATTATCTGCATCATCAGCGAAAGTCTTTACATATCCACTAGAAAGAAACACGAGGTCGCCATCAGTGAATACTTCAGAAGCAGTCTTCGGATACCATTCGGTATGGAAACTTCCTCTATATGGTTTTATCATTGTTTTTTAATTAAAGTTTAATTTCGGCAGTTAAAGAATCATCTTCTTCTGCCAGTTTTTTGGGGTCAATTCTCAATCTTTCCGCAAACATAATTGCATCATTAGATAAAGAGTTAGACTCCTTGCTCGTCTTTTGAGTAGTTTTGGAAACAGATGACATATCGGCAACAGATTTTTCAGCTTTGTTATCATCAGATTTGATATTAGATAATTCTCCTCTTTCATATCTGGTTATTATCAAGGCTCTTTCGAGGTCTTTTAAGATATCCTCTTGAGTTTCTTTGCCATTTTTGGGATGGTAGTTGGAAATAACTTCATTCCATTTGTCCTCTTCAGCTAGTTCGGGATTTTTAGTCACGAATTGAGCAATAGCAGATTTTTCATTGTATTTCTCCACAATGCTTTTAGCTCTTTCTTCAGCTTTCTTTTCAGCTTGGGAAAGTGTCTGCTCTTGGAACTTCTTGGAATTTTCATCCCATTCAGGATACTCTTCCTCTTTCTCTTCTTCCTTTTCCTCAGGTTTTTTAAGAGTGAGGTCTTTGTATTTGAGCATCCCTTTTTTGTAGTTTTCTTTTTCCTCTTCTGACTTTTTAAGACGTTCTTTCAAAGTATCAACGGATTCTTCAGTTTCAACCTTAGTCTCTTCAACTTTGGTTTCAACTTTAGCTTCCTCCTCTTTGACTTCTGTTTGTTCCACTTGACCAGTTGTGTCGGCAACAGAATTACCATTTAAGTCAATTTCGTCTACTTTTGGCATAATTTTAACTCGTTTGTTTTAATCCGATTTCGAGCTTCGGACATTATCCAAATTAAAAACTCCTACATAGAGTGCAGGAGTCTTTCCTTGATGGAATCTATGAAAAAACCATCAAGGGAAAGCTTCCGCCCTTTATGTTTTCATAGATTTTTAAATTGTTGTTAAATTACTTGCTTTTAATTAGCTTTCCAATTTGTTTTGTTAATACCTCTACTAATTTTCCTTTTTTAGCGTCATTCCCAGAAAAAAACATCGTTTTATAGTCATTAACAATAGCTGGTCTGCAATATCTTTTCCACAAAATAACACAGACATCACCTAGCTTTACATTTTTTTTAGCAATCAACTTCACAGATTTTTATTTTAAATTATTATCTTTTCTTCTTTTAAACTCGCTGTTTATATTAGTTGATAATCCCTTTAGTTCATTTAATCTTCCTCTGGCTTCTGCTCTGTCTTTATCAGATAAATCAAGCAAGAGAAGATTAACCAGATATTTCTTTCTCATTGTGTAATAGTGCTTGAATCCTTCTTCTTGATAACTCTTAAACAACCAATCTTGCATTTTCTTTACTTCTATCGTTTCTGGTTGGTATATGTCGTTTCCTAGTAATTTTAATAATATTTTACTAAATAACATAGTAATTTTCTAAAACTTGAATTATAATGAGCTTTATTTAAAATAAAATCACTCTTCATCCTTTGATTACAACAATCATATCTTACTTTAAAATATGATAATCTTATAAATCTTTTTAAATCATCTAAGTCTTCTCTTCGGTGTTGTATCAAGACTGGAAACCATATTTTACCACGCATATTACCCCATAGTTTTCTTAAAAAAATTGAAATTTCAAAAAAATTACTATTAGGTATCGAATAATAATATTCACGTCCCACATTGACATCAGGTTTTCTCCCTAAATAATCTAGTTTTATAAGTAATTTTTTAATCATTTGGGTATTTTTTTATTCCTATTTTAATCCCATAGACATCAGAATAAACATCACATCCCTCGGCTATATATGGATATATTGCCTCCGCCAGAATATCTTTTCTGATAAAATCTAAATTTAACTTATCAGCACAATCACAACAAAGAATTATTTTATCTTCTATCTCATATCCAGCCTCTTTTCTTATCCCTTGTATCTTATGTTTTAGTTCATTCAGTATCCCTTCAATAAATAATGCTGGAGTTATATTTGTAGATAAACCAACTCCATCTTTTTCAACAAATAACACTGAATTACACTTACTACATATTTCTTTCATAGATTTTTAATTAAAAATTATAGCTTAGGCAATGGTTGCATCCCTGCCTGTCCAGCAGTCGCCATTTCAGCCCCTTGTTCTTGAGGCAATGGATTTCCCATTTCATCAGTTTGTTGTTGTTGCTTAGGTGCTAGTTCGTATTCGTCTGGGTCGTCTTCATAAGCGACTAGCATATCTTTAGCTAGTTTCTCTTTATTCCCCATTAAAACCTCAGGAAAGTATACTCCCAATACTCTCAACTTTTCTTCAATCTTTAATTGGGTCATTCCAGATTCTCTTTGATAAATTGAATCGCTTATAACCTTTATATCATAAATCCAATCATCAAGATAGTCTGATGTAATGTAAATCTTTTCGTATTTTTCACCGCTTTGTTTCTTCTGGGCTTCTTCTTGGATATCAACTTCATTTTGTGATGGTAGTTCTTTTTCTCCTCCAACCATTTCTATTCCAAGCGTTCCCTTAGAGCCATCTGATAACTCTGCATTGTCAACCGTAAATGATTTGTATTTGTCTATAATGTTTTCTCCACTTTCTCCTAATATCTTTTCAGCTTTTGGCTGGGTATAGTAGACAAGAATATTCATTATTCTGAGTTTAATCTTTTGAATCCAAAGAGAAGTAAGGAACATATACAGAATACCCTTGAGCTTCTTGGCGTTCTCATTTGCGATAACTACTTCTCTGGCGGTCACGCCTCTGCCTGCCACTCCTTGTTGATTAGAATCAACACTGGAAAGGTCAAGACCCCTTGAAACCATTTCAATCATCTTGAAATCAGACTGGTCGACTCCCTTAATTGGTATTTCTTTAACCTGTTGGATGTCTTGGACGTAAATCTTAGTATCTATGGTGCTGTTAGGGTCTTCTAAATCGAAATCATCCTTATTGATGTTTCCGATTAAAAGAGACGGAACCATTGATTTATATGTCTTGTCAATAGACATATTGAACAGAGCGTTGATGACGTCCTGTTCTCCCATTAAGGTATTAGGAAGTGAATTTCCATAGAAAAAATCAGTCGCAAATGGTTCAAATACAGTCTTAGCAAACGGATACCATTTCTTTTTCTTTCCTAAAATAAGAGGAGATTCAAACAAGAGAACACCATTAGCGATTATCTTGAAATCATCTTTCCCTTTATTGAAATATCTGATAACTTCGATTGGTTCGTCATCCTTTTCTCTTTCTTGCCAAAATTCTTTAAAATAAACATCTTGCTCGTTTTTATCGGTTAATTGGTTTGATGTTTTAACATATCCGGCTTTCTTATATTTTCCAAATTCTGTTTTAAATTCATCTACTCCCATTCGTTCTACCCAACAGATAGATGGTTGCTTTTGGATGTCAAATATCGTCCAGTCTTTGATATATAGATTCATCAATGGAACAATGAAATTGACACATTGATTGTCTGTTTCTACTTCTTGCTCTTCTGTTTCTATCTCTCCTGTTGTCGGGTCAAAAGACTTTATTATCTTTCTTTTTGCTTTAGCCTTAAGATAACCGTCATAAACGATAACCGTTCCTTTCTCTGCTGTTTCCCACGCTTCAAAGAATATCTGCTCTTCCTTATTGTCCTGGTCGTAAGAGAATTTAATCAAATGTTTCATTATATCAGCTCTATTGGCATCTCTTCCAAGTCTTTCATTTTGGGCAACAACTTTAGTCTGAGGGATATCAAGAGCCACGGCCGCTAACATAGCCTTGAATTTGTTTCTGGTGACGGGATGAAAGAAATTAGATTGCCAGCTTTCTTTTCCTTGTGATTCTCTTGTTGGGACGAATCCGTTAAGCCTAAGTTGTGAATCATCTATAAAATCTTTTAACGATCGGTCATTAAAATACTTCCACTTCTGATTTCGAAGCTTCCGCATACTCTCAAATTCATCATAGACAACCTTGATTGATTCTTTCTCCTTGTCAGAAGGAGTATATTTTACTTTTGGTTCTTCCATTATAGTTGGCTTTGAGTTCTGAATTGAATATTATTACCTATGAATCCATACTCAAATGCTTTTTCTCTAGTTATATCTTTAGTTGGAAACTTCTTTATCGGATAAACATCATCAAAATCTACTAAATCTATTTTTTTATCTTTTGGAAGTTTCTTGTTTATCTCTATAAATTTTTCATTCTGATTAGCCAAACCAATAGCTATGTTAATTTCGATTTGCTTTAATTTTTCAGTATCTATATTACCCTTGCTATTTAAAGCCTTTTTTCCATACCAGTTAATTACGTTAAGAGTATTATTTAAAAGATTCTTAACCTTAATTTTAGCTCTCCACTCTTTATGTCTATCCTCATTTAATCTAGCTTCTGGGTCTTTTTCTATTTCCCATCCGTGGCAATAAATCTCTTTGATTCCATCTTTAGTAATGACGGGAGCCGCTCCTTCCATTTTATCTTCATTTCTCCATAAATAGATTGTCCAAGGTTTTATTTCAGTTTCTTTTTTCATTGTTGTTCTATTACTTCGAAATCTTCAATCTCTTTAACTATTATTGAACTTACTAAATTGTTTCTAAGCCAATGTCCATAAGCAGTTTTAAGCGTAGGAAAATCTCCTTTTACCTCTAAATACACTTTATCTTTAATCACTTTTTCGTCTTGTCCTAAGATTAAATATTTCATAATTTAGTATTTATATCCTCCACATATTGAACATTGTCCTTTATCGTCGTAAACTGGAAACTTCTTTTTGTGTCCTCTGCATTTTCTCAATGATTTATTAGATAGTTGTTTATTGAAATTAGTTTCTTTTTCTTTGGCTTGTTTGGATTGGTTTTCTCTCATAGCACTCATAAGTTCTTCTTGCTGAGTTGTTTCAAGATAAATTACTAATTGAGCTTTATGCTTTTTACCGTCCCATCCTAATTTTTTCCAAGGTAATTTAATTCTCATAATTAGCACATTCTTAATTTATATGGGCTTATTGTTTGAGGTCTTTTCTTTTTAACTCGCTCTCTCCTCGGTCTGTATGAATCAAGTCCATATCTTATAGCGTCCATTGAGTTTGACCATTCGTGAACTGTATCGTCTGGGTCTTGCAAGAATACTCCTGTCTTTTGGTCTTGCTTCCACATATAGTTTCGATAAGCCTTAATTGTGTTTACACTCCTCGATGTGAGGCTTATCTTTTGGTCTTGGACGTATTGTATGCCTTGATTGACGCTTCCCTGTCCCTTTTGGGCGGGATAAGCATTGATTCCATATAACTTCAGCTCATCAATACTCTTAGGCTCGGCACTGTCGCAAATTACCATAACTTGAGGATTGGATAAATTCGTGATTATATCCGCTATCGACTTATTACTCAATCCTTTTTGATATGTCTGCTCGTCTATTATGAAACCATCATTGTATTTATAAATATCAACTAGAACAGTAGGGTCTACACTATATCCAAAGTCTAATCCTCTTCTTTCTAATCTGGCTTCGTGAGGGATATCATCAATTATCTGCCATCCTGTATAAATTCTTCCTTCGATTTCTCCCAGTTGTCCTAATCCATATACTTGCCACCATCTTTTATTGTTCTTATGGGATTCTATTTCGTGTATTGAAACTTCATCAAGGGCTTCATTATCTAAATAGGTGAGTGTAATAAAATCTATATCATCTCTGTTCGGAAGCATTTCAGTATAGAACCAAAACTCTTCACTTGGATTCCAGTCCATCCATACTATCTTACGAGTTCTGGTTATGAGCTGGTCAGCTATGCTATATGGAAGATTGTTAGCTTCATTTAAGAAAAGTATATCTCTTCTTGGGCCGTGAGCTTTTCCAAACTTATCAAAACTTATAAACTCCAATATTGTCTTTCCTGGGAATGTGTATGTATGGCTTGATTCGTTCCAACTTTTATCATTCCAATATCCATGAGCAATCATTATGTTTTTAAAATCTCTCATTGCTCCTAAATTGAGATGAGGATAACTTTCAGCCACAACAGTCATTACTTCATTGTTTGTGCTTTGTCCATAGTCTATGAGCCAGACTAGGATTGATATAGTCTTGCTGGCACTAGTTCCCCCCGAAATCGCCCTAATTCTCTTCTTTAGGTTGAATATCTTCTTTGTCGCTTTCGTGTTTTGAAAAGCCTCCATATATTGGTATTATTTTTTCTCCTCCGCTAGTTATATCTGTATCTTGTTTAGGCATTCCTTCACTCATCTTCCAAATAATCTCGCTAGATAATCCTTTTAAAAAATTTTCTTTTTCCTCATCAGTCATATCTTTTAACTTCCTTGAGGCATATTCTTTTAATGTCATTCCGCTTCCTTTGGGTCTTCCCTCTGGATTTCCACTTATTCCCTTTTTAAATGTTCCATCAGGATTCCTGTTTTCTCCTGTTTTTTCAGGAAACCTTAAATCATCTATTTCATTCATAATATTTGGATTATATCCAACTTCTGCTATTAGATTTCCTTCTTTATCAAATGTTTGGTCATATATTATTTTTGTTTCTTTCTTTTCTTTCGGAGGCACGCCAAGATTTTCAGAAGATTCGCTTCCGCTTTTGAAATTACTTGTAATTGATTCTTCATTTGGCATAAGTTAATTCTGGTATATATTTTGTCCGTTAAAATGTTGGATTTCGTGCTGAAATATTTGAGCATTTATTCCTTCAAATTCCTTAGTATGTTTGTTTAGATATCTGTCTTGATATTCAACGGTTATTTTAAAATATCTCTTAACGCTAACAAATGGACGGAATGGGAATGACAGGCATCCTTCTTGAGCAGTGAATGGTTCTGATTTTTCAATTATCTTTGGATTTATTATCACTGTGTGAGGCATAAACCCTTCCTTAGCTACAAAAATTCGATATGGATTTTCTGAAACCTGGCAATGGGCAACCGCAAATCCACTTCTGCCATTCAAAAACTTATTTACTATCATCATTTCTTCCATTGACTCTATATCTTTTTTCAGTTCTTCGGTTAATTCATCTACTTGTTTCGATAGTTTTCTATTAGGAGGGAGTATCATAACTATTCAAAATCTTCTTCCTGATATTCGGTAAAACCGATACAAGGAGTTAAATCGTTTTCGCTTTTATCTTCTTGTTCCGCTACTGAATCAAATTTATATTTAAACTTCTTCTCAATCTTTATTGCTTCATTGAGGTTTTTAGCTTTTATTTCTTTTTTTTGCCAAAAGATATATCGAGGCATAAATTATCTTAAATCAGTGTCTAAATTTCTAATTTTGCTAAAATAACATCAATTACTGTATTTACTCTAGATACTTTTCTTGTTTCATCTTTTATCAGTCCAGCGAGTTCGCAATCGCAAGATACTTCTTCTACATCAGCACAATCAGATTCTGGAATTTGTCTTAAAATAGGTTTTAGTCTTCTTTCCAGTTCTAAAATACTTTTTAGCAATACTTCTGTCGTTGCCCCCAAACAACCAATTTCTATGACTACTTGTCCTTCTTTTTCCGCTTCTCCGATTCTTTTAAACATTTTTGATGATTTTTGTTCACATTCGCAAGTTTCTTCGTATCCCATATCTTTTAAATTTAATAATTAACTTTTCCTATTCTCAAGCGAGGCGTTATTTCAGCCATCGCTTTGTTCCATTTCTTAATAAAACCTCACTTGAAAATTGGATATAAAAAAACAACATAAAAGAATTAAATCTTCTATGTTGCCCGTTATTGTTTGGGTTTGTGTTATATTGGCTCTTGCGATTCAGCGTCTAGATGTCCATCTTCTCTTCCGTATATTATTATTCTGAATTTTTTATTATCATCCAGCAGTTCTTCTATCTTTTTTTGAATACTTGCTAATTTGGCAAGTTGTTTTTCTGTCATTTTAAATAATGATAGCACATATTTTGAATTAAGTCAATCACTCAAAACACGCCATTTTTTATATATTTTTTTGGTTTTAAAACTATTTTCACTATATTTTCGGTTAATGTGGGCTGTTCCATTTTTTATTTCTTCTTCGGTAGCTGGTATTTCTATCCATACCCTATTTTTGTAATCTTTAGGCAGTTTTAGCTCTTTAAGGCAAGCTTCCCAATAAAAACAGTTGTGATCACAAGGGTTGGAAACATATTGTCTTGGTTCTCCGTGAAAAGATGGTGAACAGTTCATAAATTTTTTAGTGCGTTAATTAGTTTTTCTTTTGATTTTTTATTGTTTTTCTCGTCGTATTTTACCCCTAAACCTTTGTAGGGGGATGACGGGAGCTTATTTATTGAGATTCATTTGTTTTTCCTAAGTCTGGGTCATATTCATCTTCTAATAACGCCTCAAGCAATGATATCTTGAAATTATCTCTTTCGTGTTCTACTGCCTCATAAAGTTCATCCAATAGTTGTTGTATTTTAGCTTTATTCATTTTATTTAAATTAAATTACAAACTCATCCACCTACGGGAATTAGCAATATAGCTGTTGCATTGATTTTTTCACTCTATTAGCTTGCCAATCTTTGAATTGTTGCTGCGTTTCGCATAGTTTTCGTTCATCTGATAGACAGATATGCATACTTCCAATTATGGGCTTATCCCACCTTATTATTTCTCCGCAAACTCCGCATACTTCGTATATTTTGCCGTTAATAGTTTTCATATACTTATAGTATTTAGAAATTTATCTATTCTTTTATTTAATTCTAAAACAGTAGAATTAGACCCGACTGTTTCTGGCATACCGGTTTTATATTCCAACCTTACCGCTTCCAACGCTTCTCTCGCCCCTCGTTTGTATTCTTCTTGAGATATTTGAGTTAGGGATTGACGGAGGAAGTTTTCCACATTTTCCAGCGAAGGTTTTATATCATAAAGTTTTTTAATCTTTTCTTCTATAATGGGGTTTAAATCAGAGAAATATCCTCCACATTCACAATATCCAAAAACCGATTGTGATACGTTATCTTTTCCTGATGGTGAAGGAGTTATTACTCCTCTAGGGAAACCAGTTGCTTCCCTTTGTTTTCCGCATTTTGAGCAAGTTATCATATATTTTTTAATTAGCTTTTAGGTTAATTTAATAGATTATCGCTTACTACTGCAAAGATAATCATATATATCATAAGCGTCCCCCACATAACACCAAATAATGTCTTAGATGGATTTTCATCTGAACATAAGACCAATATTCCCAATATTCCCCAGAGAATAACATTGATTATAGCTAACATAGTTTTTAATGTTTATTCATTATCTAAGTAGGGAAGGCGTTCGGGAGTAGCGTTTCTAGGCAGTCAACTAATTCTGCCCGTGTCAGGATATCCCTGCGTTAGTTTGATTTAGACGACTCTCATCCCCATCTTCCCTACTTAAAGAACGAAAATGAGTTATAGCGATGAAGCGATTACATTATGATGTTTATCAATAAATTTACCTCCCTCATTTCTATATTCATCAAATGTCATAAGCTCTGAATATACCATTGCGTGAAGTATTCTTTGTCTAATTTCATTGTGTCTTTTTGCATATTGACCATTTGTATTTAGAAAATCCTCTTTTTTAGCAAATTCTAAATAAGATAACAGTTGATAACATTCTTTTTTGTCTAATTGTATAATTGCTTTTTCCATATAGTTATTTATTATTTAATTATCTCCCATCCTTTAATTGAGACGGAGCAAGGTTAGACTTGCAGTTGTAACGGTGTTTTATGACGATGGTCAATTAGGCTTCCGGTTCACTCGTCAACGATTCCCGATTAGCCCTTGCGGTTCTCTGTCCGCCATCCGTCTCAATAGAAGAAAGGAGGGGGTTATTGGTTGTTAATATCCTAAAATAGAAGAAACGAATGCTTTGCAGTCATCTTCGTCGTTATCAATTTTAAATCTTTCTCGTATTTGTCTTTCTACTCTATCATTCTCTCCTTCATAGACACGAACAAGTCCTCCGCTGAAACCACATTTTTCGCATTCAAGATGCCTATATATAGCTGGACCACCGTTAGAATACTTTTTGGACACTTCTTGGCTTCCGCATTTTGGACATTTTATTTCTTTTTCCATTGTTTTATGAGTTAAGTTTTTTAGATTTTCCTATTGCCTTTATGAGAAACTCCCATTGTTCATCAGTCATCTTAGGAGGAAAGGCTGGCAAATCTCCTAATTCAACCTTGTTTTCTTCACATAGTTTTTTGAATTTTTCTTTGGTCATTGTTTTAAGAGTTAAGTTTATTTAATATGTCATTTAAAGCATCTTCACGACCCGCATCTCTCCAAACTCCACTAGATTCCTCGGATTTTAATTTTTCTTCAGCCCATTCCCTAATTTCTTGTCTTACTTCTTCTTTGGCTTGTTCAACCGCATTTTCAGTTTTAGTCATATTCAAACCTAATCTTGTCAGTCCTTTTTTATATCCTTCTATTCTCCCTTGTTCGATCCCTTGCCGGTATACTTCATCAATGTTTACGAGTTTTCCTTTATAAAAATTTCCACTCTCATATCCCCTCCCTGTAAATTCAATATACTTTTCTTCAATTACTGGAAATTCTACAAAAAGACTATTTCTCCAGTTATCAGATGTATCTTGTTTACAATCGCTTTCAAGAACTACTTTCCCTTGGTAAATTTCGCAATCTTCAGCGTGAGCTTCTCCTAATTCAGCACCACATACTCTACATATTTTGTCTGTTTTCATATTTTTATCCAGTTAATATGAAATTAGTTAATTATTTATGTAAGATTTTTTAGCGTGTCGGAAGCATCTTTTTGATTGTCTGTTATTTTAAATAGACTACTTCCAACTCTTTGCGTTTTAATTGCTCTGTTTCCTATTTCGTGGAGTATCTCGTATTTGTATTCTTCTGGGTGTTTATCGAGCCACGCTATGATAGCGTCAAAAGTTTCATCTTCAATAACTCCGTATCTATCTACTACTCTTGAAATACTTTCAATTGAATGCGGGTCGCCTAATCTTATTGCTGGTCTTTTCATATTTGTGAAATAATAGTTAAAGGTTATTTAGTGATTTCGTTGAAAGAACCGTCTGGATGTTTTATCGTCTTGATAGCTTTACACAGTGCTTCAAAGTTTCTGTTTCCATCACCCATATAAAATAGGCACGCTCTCAGGTCTGCATCTCTCAGGTTTGCACGGCTCAGGTTTGCACCGCTCAGGTTTGCACGGCTCAGGTCTGCATCGCTCAGGTCTGCATCTCTCAGGTTTGCACGGCTCAGGTCTGCATCGCTCAGGTCTGCATCTCTCAGGTTTGCACGGCTCAGGTCTGCATCTCTCAGGTTTGCACGGCTCAGGTCTGCACGGCTCAGGTCTGCATCTCTCAGGTTTGCACCGCTCAGGTCTGCATCGCTCAGGTCTGCATCTCCCTTCTCTTCAATCGCCTCTCGATAGGTGGTCTTGGAAGATTGGAAAATAATATCTCCAGTCCATCTATTCTTAATCGCAATCCCGATAACTTTTTCCTCTTTTTTGTTATCCTCTTCTTCTACAAACTTTTTTAGTTCCTCGATTTTTTTGAGAGCTTCCTCTCTAGTGATTTTTGACATAGTTTTATTATTTAGTGATTAGAGTATTTAAAATATCTTTTAATAAAATATTTTGTTTTTTTATCCAGTAGACGTCAGCTTTGAATGACATTGGTTGATTTTTTAGTTTATCTAGTAAGTATTTATCTCTTTCGGGGAAACGTTTTTCCCATTCTTTCCTGGCGATCGTTTCAGTCTTATTCCCGTGCCACCAATAGCGATGACATCCAGAACAAAGACAATCAGCGTTTTTTTCATCATATCTGAGAATCATATTTTGTCTTCCGTGCCAATGTGAGCAATCCAATCCGTCTATCATCATTCCGTCTTGTTTTGGTTCTCCCGGCTTTCCACATTTCTTACAGTATTTTCCTTTTAACCGGACGATTAGAGAAAATAAAATATCATTTGCATTTATTAGTCTTTGTCTTTCTGTTTTCTTCATCCCTTATGTTGTTAGTTAGATTAGATGGCTAATTATGAAAACTCTATTAAACCTTCTGGGCTTCCCAAATCTGTTATATCCAATATTTGAAAACTTATTTTCTGTAAATATTTTTTCTGACCATACATTCTTTCGCATCTTTTAATAGCATCTTCAAAATCAATTCCCAACACTACCTGCTTCCTGTATTGTATCGAATCATCAGTATATTGGCTTTGTATCTGATAATTTATTAGATAAGCGTTTATATCTCTCCAGTTTTCTATTTTCAATCTCATATTAGTTATAATAATTAGTTAGTTATTTTTTAAAATTAAATTTTTCTCTTATCTTGTTTAATTCTGTTGAGTTTACTTCAGCGTTTTTTGGCTCGTCCAATTTCAATATTTTTAATCCTTCGTTTGATTCCCTCTCATAATCTGGTTCGGTTTTTACTATGTGTGATTTGTTTATCATCTCTCCCGTCCATTTCCCTTTTTCATCTAAAATATTAAGCATTTGATTTTTAGAATTGAATATCTTTTCCGCTTGTTCCTTTGAAACTGACACTGGATTTCCTCTTGATAATATTATTTTTATATATTTCATACTGATTCTACTTTAAATTTATTATCTTTTTCTTTTAAACCATCAAAATATATTTTAAATTGGGCTAGTTTTTCTTTCATCTGATAGGGGGTGGTGCAAACGGGGGCGAACTTCTGACCTTGGACTGCCACTATCTGCTCCGCCATTCGGAGCGTCCCCGCTAACCCGAACTTTTTAATTAAATCCTCGGACGCCTTTCTAGTTGTTTTGTTTCCCCAGTTAAGTGTTGGATTTATTTTATAAAATATATCCATTAACTGTTTAACCTGCGAGCTAAGCTCGCTAGTTTCTTTACCTATCTTATCTTTACTTAATCTATCTTTACCTATCTTTACCTGCGTTAACGACTTCGGTGTAGTTTCGTTAACGAGTTCAGTATAAGACCCATTATCCTTTATTTTAAGGCTTTTTTTTTCTTCCAGGTATACAGTTTCCTTATACCAATCTTTTCTTATAAGGTTATTTATCCTCCAATGTTTAATAACAATTACCCCGCTTTCAAAAATTAAAACAAACCTTTTGGATATGAGAATTTTCATATCATCATCACTTCCTCCGATCATTCTCATTATCTTCTTTGGATTTCCAACAAATCCATCGTCATCTGCTCTCATCCCTAATTGAAAATACAACTCTCTTGCTGATACTGACATATCTAGAAAAGCATCAGAATCAATAATTTGCGGACTAAACATTCTCCTTCCCATATTTTTGTTTCCCCTGACAAGTTAAATACTTAAAAACCGATACAAGCGGAATAGCGTCTAGAAACGCAACTTGTATCGGTATGTGAGTATTCAAAATTGTGTTCTAGATATTTTTCCATATATCTATCTTAGCAAATTTTTAAAGTTCTGTCAAGCACCTAAATTTATCAGTATTTATGGGGGTTTTAAACTTCTACATTTTCAGCTTCTGGAATTACTAAATTTAATTCTTTACTCGCCCACATTTTAATATTTTCTATGTAATCGGTAAATTCTTTAGTAGAAAGTTCAGTGGTGCTTCCGATGACGACATATCTTTTTTCTCCAACGTCCAAGTGTTTTTTTATGAAAAGTGTTTTACAAAGTTCGTGTGCTTCTTCGACAGTATATCCAGTTTCATCGGAAATCATTTTATAAACCACTCCCCATAAATATTTATTCTGCTGTATTGTCCTAGATGATTTGTGTTTTTCTATCGTTAAATCGCATTCCATTCCTTCCCATTGTCCGACATACAAGTCAAAAACATCTTCATCAAAGTGAGAAACTTTTCCTTTTTCAATTTTGCAAAGAAATATTGGTTTCATAGTTTGTAATTAAAAGGTTAATTTTTGAAGCGATTGCTGAAGATATGTCCAGAGAGGTGGTTAAATACATTTTAAGAGTTCGAATTTTAACCGTTATAATGTTATTAAAATAGTTGTTATAAATTACAATTTAGCATTTAATTTTATTGCTTACTTTAGCAATGACATAGCAAGTCATTTAGTTTATACGGAAAAGTAAATTGCAACTTACTCATTGATTGAGGCTCAATGTCCAAAGCCTTCTCTCTCGCTACATACCCCCAGCAAACGCCCCGAAAGGCGTTTTAAATTATTTTTCAAAGGGATTTTCTTTATCAGTGAAATCAACATCAAATTCCCAGTTGGCTTTCTGGATAGAGGCGTCCAGTTTTCTAAGTGCTGAAGCATACTTGTCGTATGTCGTAGTCACTTCTTCCAGCGTCAATTTAGGCACTTGGATTGACACTTCATCAACCTGTTCCGAAACATTTATTCTGTTCACCTTAGTGGCAAACAAACCATTGTCTCCCGATTGCTTGATTGGCTCAAGCTGTGCGACCTTTTTCTCTAGTTGCTTCCTAAGAAGCAACGCTTGTGCGATTTTCATACGCTTATTAAAATTAATTATTAAATACTCTATTAAATTACTCTTAGTCTTAAAATCCTATATCTTCAATTTTTACTTCATCTTCAATACCTATAATTGGTATTTCTTCGTTTAATGCTTTAATTTTAGGATTATCTTCTAAGGCTCTATGCAAAGCCAATCCTTTTTCTCCGTCTGGGAATCCAGCTATCCAAGTTTTAATAGCTCCAATTTCCTTGTCTTGGTCTTGAATCTTTTTTACCAGTCTTTGAATGTTGTCATTGAGCCGTAGAATGTCGCTAGAGGCTAAATTTGCCCCGTAGGCGGGTTTTTGGGTGGTTTGTGGTGTCTGATAGGGTGCTGAACCAGAAGGGGCTTTAAACGCTAAAATTGTGCGTTCTTCGTAGTTGTGTCCGTTATAGGTTTTTTGCTCTGACTTGTATCCGATTTCTACCTGACTGTTAAAAGAAAGGTTGTTAGTTAGAAAATAATCGTGAGCCTTGGTAGGATTTCCGTCCACCTTGTTTTTCCAAAGATTGAATTTATCTCCATTTTCATCTTTGAGGACAAGTTTTTTTCCATTCGCTCCTTCTTCGATTGATTTTATTGTGATTGTTTTGTTAAGCATAAATTTAGAAAGGCTTAGTTTTTAGTTTAAAATATTCGTTGGCATCACGTTCTGTGTCATGAACTGCCTTGTTAAAAAGCTGTTGAGATAGTTTTTTAATTCCTTCGTTGGAAATTCCTTTAACTGCCTTAGCAGAGTATGAAGAAAAAACTTCTATTGGTTCATATTGAGCAAGTTGAATCTTTCTTGAAAAACTTCTTGAGATTGAAATTTCTTCAACTAACTTAGTGTCTATTTCTGGTTCTTTTTTTACTTCCATATTATTTTTTCTCTGGATAGACGCATCCATTTTCACTATGGAATGCTCCTGTCGGACAAGAGAAGTTAGATTTATTGTCAAAAAATTCCTGCAAGTCTTTTAATATTTTTTTTCTGTTCTCTAATTGTCCAGCTAAAACTGCATCTAGTTTTTCAAGGGCTTCGATATATTGTTCAAATCCATTTTCCATATTATTTAATTATACAAATTATACTTATAATAATTATTCCGATTATTAGAAAAGCAATATCGAATTTGTAGTTAGTTATTTTGTCTTTTAATTCGATAATTTCAAAAGATTGAGATACTTTTTTACTGGTGGCGTGGGAAAGCATTATTCCACTTACATCCAACAAGTCTTTTAAGGCTTGGTTTTCTTGTTGCAAGTCCTCGATGTCTTTGAATAGTTCTGGATAGGTTTTTGATTTTGTTTTCATTTATTTGTGTATTAGTTTCTCTATTTTAGCCTCAGCCTCATTTATACAGTCGACCACGTCTTGCAGGCTTTTGATTTCGCTTGGTTTTGCGTGGCTAGGAGCGTTTATAACGAAATCTTTGAGTAATGAGTCAAGGGTAGGGAAATAGCCACCTAAATCCCACTTAAATCCTATCCCTTGTTTTCCTTGGAAATCTCCTTTTGGTACTTTCCATTCGAGAGTATAGTTGTTATCCTCGATTAGCATTCTAGCGTTATCCGCTATTTTGATGTAATTCATTTATTTAAACTTAAAAAATTAGTTTCTCCGTAGGAATTTCCAGAATACAGTCTTAAACATTCTTCTAGCGTCATTGTCTTTAATCTTTTTTCAAACCACTTAATTACTTGCTCTCTGGCTTCGTTGTCTGAATTAAAGCAAGTGTTGTGTCCGACCCACTGTCCAAATCCATATCCATTATGCTTTCCTATCCTTTCGCACTTCTGGTCAAACCTCCCCTCGCTTGATTCTAACTTGTAAACTTTGTCTACTATACTATTCAAATTAACCAAGGTGCCGTAGTTATCAGCTTCAACCTTTCGAGAAGGCTCCCCCAAGCGTGGCTCAGGGGAGGCGAACTGAATGTGTAAATCTCGAACACCCTCGTTAACTAAAAACCCTTAATTTCAAAATACTCTGTGTAAGCGATAAAATAGGATAACCCTATCACCGCTCCAATCGCTACTAATGCCAATTTCTTGGCTACTTCTTTTGTTTTTTGCATTGCTTTTGTGTGTGTTAGATATTTCACCCTAATACCCACTTAACAATTTAAATTAACTTAACTATTCTTTCTGCTTGCTTCTCGTAAATTATTTGGCTAAGAGGCTTGTGATATTCTTTCTCTTTCTCTATTCCAACTTCATCTATTGGAAATAAATCTCTAAAATATCTTGTAATCTTTTCAACCTCCTTAGCTTCTTCTGGCGATATTCCTAAAATTTCACTAATAGCATTGAAACGATATTTTCTGCTATCCCAACCTCGACGTTCACATAATGCTCTTAGCGTTTCAATGTTCATATCCATTCGTTCTCAATTCTTAAACCTTGTTTTATTTCTTCTTCAATCAATTCAGCTTGCTCTTGCATTTTTTTAGATACTTTGCCAAAAAGAGTTATCTGTCTAATTGCGATTGGTCTTTGCTCCTCGTTGGCTTCTAGGTTGTTTATTTTCATATTATGGGAGAAGGAGGAACTTTGATTGACTACAACTTTATTTAATTATAAGTCTGTCGTTCTAATTCCTCCTTTGAATTATCTTGATGTATCTAGTTTAGCAAATTTTAATTATCTTGTCAAGGGCTTTATTTACTTTCACCTGTGGATAACTCTGATTTTTCCTTTATTATAGCGAAAACTCGTTGCCTTTTTATGCCAAATTTCTTTCCTATTTTTTCATAAGTCCATCCTTTTTCTCTCAATGAAAAAATCTTTTTATTTCGCTTTTCAATAGCGATAAGTTTTTCTAAGTATGTCATATAATTTATACTACACCCGAATAAGAAATAAGTCAACCCTGTTGTTTACAAATTAAAAAGCCCTAAAGGGGAATTAGGGCTTCTCAAATAAACCGCCGAACCGTTTCATTTTTAAGGTTTGTTGATGAAATGACTTGTTCCTCACTTATTAAGTGAAGCTATTTCCAATACCAAGAAGCGAGTTAAGCAGTTCTTTTTTTATTTTTATTTTCCAGCGTAAGTTTCTGTATTTCCCTTGTAGGAAAAATAGAACGCAAACGCCATTCCAGCCAGAACCATAAAATCTTTGGACTCCAGTTTTCCCAGAAAAAATCCTCCGCAAGCTGTAATCGTCAAAAGGAGAAAAACAACTTTGCTGGCACTTGTTAATAATTTCATATTTATTTATTTAATGATTACTTCTGCACCATCTTTAATGAGAACATTGCTAACTCCATATTCAATCTCATATCCGTAATCGTATGTTTCTTGATTGACTTCGTTTGCCTTTTCAATGGCTTCTTCAGCAGTATCAAGGACATAATCAGCTTCGCCTCGAAACAAGACATTTTCTTTTGCCCAGCTTTCAGCTTGAATATTGGAAAATACATACCATTTCCCTTTATGCTTTTTTAATAATGTTTGGTTGTTAGCACTCATTCTTTTTTTAATGCCCCTTGAGGGCAAACTTTTATGCACTCTTCGGGGTCTTCGCAAGTTTCAAAACATTCTTTGCAAGCACCGCAATAATTACATTTAGAGAAATCTTTTTCGATCATTTTCTTGCTATTTCCGCAAATCCTGTGATTGCAGAATATTTATCAAATAAGTATCTAATCTTTCCATCTATGGGGTCGGCTATCTTGTATCCTTTTTTAGAATCAAAACCGATTAAGGCAACCCAATGCTTGTATTTTCCATAAGGCACTTCCAATACGCAAGCGTTATCCTTTGAGTAGAGAATACTTTTAATTTTGGAATCATCCCTCTTGTAGTAGCGATAAACAAAATTAAAGGGCATTTTTCCATTTAAGGAAGTCCAATAAAGACATCCTCCCGTGGTAAAGTTGAGATTTTTTGCCATCCACTTGGGAGTTTTCCATTCTCCATACCAATCGGAAAGCATTGATAGCGAGGTAATAAGACAACCCCAACCCCCGATTGACAGATAGGATTTACCGATTAAATCCCATTTCCATCGACTATCTTTTTGTGAAACTATTATCATCTTGGTGTTATGTTAGCTAATAAAAACCAAATAAACTTAATAATCGCAAATCCGACTACTCCTGCGACAATTAAAGTTGTAGACACTTGAATATAGACGTCTCTCCATATTTTAGTCATCTAATAGATTAAATTTTTAACGACTATCCACCATAGGATAGCAACAGCAATTACCAATATTTCTAGTATCAAATTGGATGTGCTGTCATATTTTATCATAATTTTACACCCATTAGGCAGAGGAGGAAAGCAGAGTTATCCACTTCCTCCCCCCATTATTACTTCTTTACCCTCTTGTAGCAGTCTTGGCATAATCCGTGTGTTATCGGAATATACGCATAACCTGGAATGAGAACCTTGTTTTTGAGCAAGCAACCAGAGGCAGTGCAATTGGAACATTCTTTTTTGATTATCCCATAATCGGGGAAGCATCCGTAGACAATGTTGCAAGTGATACACACTCTTAACATTTCACACCCCCTTGGATTTCTCCGAAAATTGTTTTGTTGCTTCCTCCGTTGTATTTATCGAGGATTTCTTTCCAGCTCATTGAGGCTGGATTGTCTTTGGAAATAACATACTTCTTGTCCTCTACTTTCCGTTTTATTCTCATTTGCCACCTCCCTATTTTTTTTCTAAAACTAAGGCTAAAATCGCCAATAGTGTTCCGGTTAAAATAACCCCCGCACCGCCATAAACTAATTTTTGGAGAGGTTTCAACTTTTCATCGAACATATCCTTGCGGACATACACCTTATCCAGGTTGTCTAGTTTGCTTAAAACCAGGTCAATTTTTTCATTCATTGATTTTGTTTCTTCTTGCATTCTAATTAGGGCTTCGCAAGGCGGAGCGCATTTATTATTTAATTCCGGCATTTTTATTTTTTAATAATTATCCCATCCTCTAATTGAGACGGAGCAAGGGACTTAATACGTTTTACGCTCCCAACTAATAAAAGTATTCGGCTCTTTGGTAAAAATCAGGTAGTAGTATCTTCCAAACCACCTAGCATCAGCGACTACTTTTATGCTTTTAAGGGTAAATCCATTATCCGCCATTATTTGCAATCTCCTTGGTGTGAATAAACTATTCATCTCCTGATTATTAACTAACCAAGCTATGCCCTTTTGTGCAATCCTACTTGCCATTTCTGTAAATTGCCATCCGATATGATAAGGGGGATTTCCCACTACCCAATCTACTTTTTTATCCCACTCCATAAAATCCACTCCGTCCTCAATCTCACATTCGTATTTTTCTCCGCTTAAATTATTGAACCAAACTTTATTTTTTCCGCTTCCAGCGTCCAAAACAGAACCAGATATCGGCGTAATAGCAACTAGGTCTTTGACCATTTGCTCGTTAGTGTAATGGAAACTAATGTCTTTGGGTGGATTTTTCACTCCTTTGTGTTTTAATAATTACCCCTATAAGCTCCCCCTTATTTTTTCTTAATTTTTACGCCACCTGATACTTTTTTCTTAACTCCTTCTTGTAGGGGTTGGGATTTGACTTTTATTTGATTTGGTTCAAAAACAACATATTGGCTTATACCATCTTTATCCTTAAATATCACACCATCATATCCTTCTTTCTTTAACAATTCCTGTGCCTTAGAATCAAATTTGGCACTGTCTTTTAGAAATGGCTTTAGTTCGGGATATTTATTTGATATTCTATTTTCTGAACTGGCTATAAAAGGATTTTTTATATCTAAATTTGCTTCTATTTCCCTTTTATATGCTTTTTTTGAAACTCTTTTTGGATTGAAATAAAAACCTAAATCACCACTTCCTTTTCTTTGAAAAGATTTATCAAATACTTCAAAATCGGCATTTGTTCCGTGATATGCTGTAATAGGTTTCCTAGCTTCTTGTATAAGAGAACCTCCTTCTTGTAGGGGTTGGGATTCTACTTTTTTAAAATATTCTGGATATCTGCTTGGTGATATTTTTATTTCCTTTTCAGATACAATAGTTCCGACTGGCTTACTACCACCATATTTTTTTATTATTTCAAACTTTTCATCTCTTGGGCTTATGCTGGACTGTGCTTTGTATCTTGGACTTGCACCATATTTTGATACAGATTCATCAATCGTTTTTCCGACATCATATCCCCTATCTTTTGCTTTTTGTAATGTTCCATCTATTGAATCAATTGCTCCGTTTTTTGTGTTATAAGTTCCCGTAAGAGCCTTGCCACTTTTTGCCTCTGAAACAACCCATAACCCATCTTTATTTTTTGAAACAAACAAGTCCATCCCATATTTATTTGAAACTGGTTTCGCATTTTCCGCCTTTAAAAACTTTGTGCCACCATCTTCGGAAGTAACAAGTGTATGATAATCTCCTTTCCTAGCTTCTTGTATAAGAGGGGATTCTTTAGATAATATAGTGCTTGACTTTTCTGTTTGTTTCTGCTTAACTTCTGGTATGTTTGAATACTTAGTCATCGGTCTTTTGACCGCCATACTTTGGGAACTTATTAAACGTTCCTGACCTAATTGTAACGGAGCTTCATTTGCTTTTGCAGAGGCTTTTTGCAATACAGTTGATTTGGGAGCAACTCTCCCAAGTCCTTTCCCAAAAGTCTTAGACAACATCATTCCTTTTATCTTACTCGCTAGTTCTCCACCAACAATAGTTCCTAGTGCCGCTCCTGCTGGTCCTCCAACTGTTCCTCCTGCCACAGCACCTCCAATATTACCTGCTATTTGAGCAGTATATTTTCCTAACTTTCCGCCTTTTACTTTTCTTCCATCTAAAAGTTCAAGATAATCTAAATCTTGGTAGTATTTTTGTAATTCAGAATTAACTTCTTTTACGTTAAATTTGCTATTATTTTCAATAACATTCTTATATGCTCTTGCAATCGCTTTTTGTTCTGACTTTACCCAATTATCTGATTGAAAGTTTATTCCACTATAAGCATTTATTTTTGCATCTTGAACAGAAGTCAATGGTATGTTTCCAGTTTCACCAGACCTTATGGACAAACCTTCCACTTCATCATCTATTGCGTTTAATGCTCTTTTGAGTTGCTTTCCTTCCAATCCACTATTTAAAATTTCTTTTCTTAATTGAAGTTTAATAACATCTGGTGAAACACTAACACCCTCTTTAGCAAGATTTTCTTTAACAATTCCTTCTGCTCCATCAATAACCTGACTCTTATACTTTTTAACTGCGTCCTGTGTTCTGATTGTTCCTGTTTCATCAACAGTCCCAGGTAGAATATCCGCTTCCAAAACTCTTTTTCTGCTTCCCGAAAGTTTATCTTTTGAATATTTACTGGCTTTTCTTATCTTGGCATAATTATTTTCGATGTTAACAAGTTCTTGTTCTGCTTTAGTAATCATTTTTTCCGCTTGTTTTTCTTTTGAAGCAAGAGTTTTAACTCCTTGAGCAAATTTTCCAGCACCCTTTATTGCGATGGGTGCGACTGCTCCAATCCCAGCTCCAACTAAAGCAGAACCAGCAATTTCTCCTGCTCCTTTGTTTTCTTGCATTGCTTGAGTAGCTCCATAAGCACCGCCAACTCCAGCACTCACAGCCGAAGTTTTAGCTAATTGTTTTCCTCCAGATATAGCGGTTTTAACTCCTGCTTTTCCCATTCCTGAAACCGCACCAGCAGTTGCCACATCCAAAGCTACACCTGCCGCTTCTCCAATAACTTGTTTGGTAGTCTTAAGTTCTCCGACAATATCTTGAATACCAGAACCAGCCTTGTTAAAATAATCTTGAGACAAATTCATATAGGTCTGTCTTTTAACAGGGTCTAAGGTTTTTTTAGCCAAAGCCAACATATCATTACCAGCTTTCATATAACGGGAATTGTTTTGTTCGGCTTCTTTGGCATACATCGGAGCTGCAATAGCTTGTCCAATACTTTCTCCAAATCCTTTTTCAGATGAGATAATAGCTTCTCCTGCTTTTTTCAGAAATCCCTTTTTCTTTTCTTCTGGTTTTTTTTCTTCTTTAGGTTTAACTTGCATTTGATTAAACTCTTCATCTGATATGAATTTTTTAGGAGTTGTCGGTTGTATTTTATTAAATTCCTCGTCGCTTATAAACATAATTTTTTAATTACTTATAATGTTTCCCATCCTCCTGAAACTTTCTTATATTTTATACCATTTACTTCTCTTATTTCTCCAATAGTTCCAGTATTGATACTTGAAAGAGCTTTTTGGGTATATTGTTTAAGAGTTTCCAATTCTTTTTTAAATGTATCTTCATCAACATTGTATCCAGTGGTTTTTCCATTTTCATCTTTAATCGCCCAAGAACCAATCTTAGTTGCGGAAGCTCTTAATATTTCCATTTCGGTATCGCTTAATGCTCCAAATGTAGCACCTTGAGCTTTAGCTTTAATAAGAGCATTTAAAGCATCAGTTGATACAATTTGCTCAACCTCCGATATGAACCTTTGTCTGTTTCCACTAAAAGGTGTAGGAGTTCTTCCAAACCAATTTGTTCCAACAGCATCAGATAACCCAGAAGTATCGCTTAATGCGGTGTCTATATTAGTAATTTTATTATTAAAGTCTGTTATTGCAGTATCTTTTGATGTCGAAGTAGCTGCTTCTTTTGCTTTAATATCTTCGGCAGCCTTAAAGTCAGCCCAAGTTTTAATCTCTGGTTGTCCAGCCGTTCCAGCAGCCTTAACCATCTGTGTTCCAGATTCTTTTTTGGCAACTTGTTCCGCCACTACTTCATAATCTAACGAAGCTAAAGGAACATTTGGGTCAACTCCCAACCATTGAGACATTTGTTGAATGTATAGGTTAGTATCATTTTCAGTTGAAGGTGCATATTTTTCAACAAACTGTGCTAAAGTTAATCCTCTTGATTGGTCTAAACGAATTTGATTTTGAAGTGCCAACCATCCATCTTCTGGAGTATTAAATTTAGCAAATCCTCCTTCTCCTTGAGTAGCACCAGCTTGTCCAACAAACCTAAGATTCCCCGGGTTATTATTTTTATCAGCTAAAGTCCCAGTAGGAATATATACCGAATCAATACCCAAATCTATTTTCTGTTTAAGTAATTCAAATTTTTTAGATTCTTCTGCTGCTTTAGCTTTTCTTTCTTCTTCTTTTTGCTGAATATCAAATTTAGCCGCTTCAACCGCTCCACCATATATCTTAGAAATATCTCCTCCTCGTTTAGCTTCAACTGCTCCCATAATTTGAGAAAAGATAGAACCTGAAACTTTTGTCGGGTCAAATTGTCCTTCTAAAACTTTTCCTTCTTTCTTTTGCCTATATTTATAAACATTTTCGGAAACAACTCTCATGACTTTCTGAAAGTCTAAAAGACTCCCCTGTTTTTGAGGTTGGGTCATTGTTCCTTGCAAACTTCCTTGAGGAACAGCGTTTTGATTAGCAACTGGATTGTTTACTGGAAGTTGCCTATTGGTTATAGGAAGTGCTGCCGATGGTGTCGGATTTTCTCTGGTAGACATTGGTAATGAATTATCCTGCTCATACCAATATTTTTCTCCTGTAAGTGGATTTGGCATATTTTTTTATAAACTACTTAAATTTAAACTGCTCATTGATTTTTCATCGAATATAGTTTGTTGTCTTTCTGCAATATCCTTTGTTTTTTGTTCGTAGTAATCTCCTGAAACATCTCCTAGTGCGGTATATCCTGAAATTGCAGGTAAGTTTTCACTTCCTAATTTCGCTTCAGCCTCTCTACCTATTGAGGTAATATTGGAAGATAATTTTCTTTGCAATTCTTCTATTTCTTTCTGAGCCTCAGTGCTTCCACTGGCGGCTTCTGTTTCGAGGTCTCTTATTTGTTTATTATACTTCCTTGTGGTTGATTCAACTAGACCAGTATTTGTTTGAGCTAGTCTTTGTTCAGCGATTTTTCGTTTAGTAGAAAATGTAAGTCCAGTATCAGCCGCACCTTGAACTAAATTTTCTTGATTGACTTCATAATTCTGGGCAAGGGTAGCTAAATCAGATTGTTGTTCGAGAGAAAGGTAATCTTTATTGGAAGCAAGATTTTCTTTTAAGCTATCAATAAGTCTTTGATTTTTTTCTACTTCTGATTCGGTAGTTTTTGTTGCCTCTTCAACACTTCTTTGAACTTCATCTTGAGCAACCAGAAGATAGCTTTTCCAATATGGGTCAGCTTGTGCTGTTGCTTCTTTTAACGCTTCTTGGTAAAGCTTAACATCTTCTTTTGAATCAGACTTGGCGATGTTATAGTTATATGAGATAAACTCTTGCTGGTCTTCGGACATATTTTTATATGTATCCCAAACACCAGCTTTCTTAAGAGCTTTTTTAAGCTTGTCATCAACTTTAGAAGAACTTGATGATTTTGAAGAAGACTTGGAATCGCTAACTTTAACTCGTTTTATCCCAAGTTTCTTTGCTTCTGCCTTACTTACATTATATTTAGCCATATTTTATTTTTTAATTAAATTACCTGACTCTATGTCAATCTTATAATCCAAAGGACTTTCTGGGGTTTTGTCCTCGAATCTTTGCAGTATTTCAAATTTATCTAAATTTGATTCAATCTTTTGTCCATCTTTTTCAATCCACCCAATTATGTATTTTCCAGTTTCTAAACCATTATCAACATAGCAGTTTAATTGTTTTTCATCGTGAACTCTGCCATCTATTGTGGCAAAAATATCTCCTGTTTGTTTGTTGTAAAATAAAATAGCCATAATATTATATTAAAAATTTATCCTTGCGAATTCTCCAAAAATTTCTTTAGCTTTTTTGTCATAAGCGTTTGCTGCGTCAATAATGTTTTTGAATAAACCTATATAAGAATTTGTTTCACTGTGTCTTATTTGAACTCTCCATTTTTTCATTTGTTTATCCCAAGTTACTCCCTTATATCCGCTAGTATTATGTGATGGTTTTTTTCTATTCATCATATTTTGTTTGTGAGAACATAGTCTTATATTGCTTTTCCTGTTATCCAAACCATTTCCGTTTTTATGGTCAACACTTTGTCCTTTTTTAGCACCTAATATTATTCTATGCATTAAAACTAACTTGCCATAATTAGGAAATCTGCTAATAGCATAACCAGCCGATGCGAAACTCCATTTCAAATGAGAAACTAATTTAAAATCTTCATCATCTATAATTGCAAATTTTCCTCTTGTTAATGGTATTTTAATCATAGTTTTCCTTTGTCTAAAAATATAAAATATTTCAATGATACAGATACTGTTCCCCCGGTGTTGTTTCCACAATAAATATATAAATTTGTATCGTCAGCACCAACCCAAGCAGAGAAAGCTAATTCTGTTTGTACTGGTAAAAGTCGGTAATAACTTCCATCCTGTATAAATGCCTGAACCATTGGTATGTACCCCAATTTATGTGCAACGGTCAGTGTCGTAATAACCCAAGGGTCCCAAGGTCCTCCAGCCCCAGAAGCACAATTGCCTGTTTTCGTTCCAGAAATAGACCCTTTTAATCCTGCATATTTTGAAGTAACAACCATGTCCTTATCAGCCCCAGTCTTTACATCTATTCCATCTTTTGAAATTCTTAATCCATAATCTCCCATATCAATTATTTTTTTGTTTAAAAATTATGTAATAAAATTCTTCATATCCGTAAGGGTTATCTAATATTAATTGAGTTGTTGATGTTTTTACTTGGGAAAATAATCTGATAAATGAATCCGAACTAGCATCTTTAACAAATATTAAATAGGTTGGTATGTACCCCAAATCATGGGTTATCACAACTGGGTCAGTTGCACTCGCATCAACCCCTTTCATGTGAATTATTTGAGAAAAAAATGAACTAGATAAAACGCAATTAATATCATCGCATGTTATTACATCATAACCAGCCTTGCTTATTCGTATTCCATAATCATTGGAACTCGCTCCACTTGTTGTCCCGGAATTTATAGCTTTAGCGGCTATGGTAGAAAAATCATCTAAAAACTGATAAACAGTGAAATACATCGTGTCCCCGCCAACAGCCCCTCCCTCGTCATCCAAGAAAATTCCTACAGTTATTTCTAGTCTGTCAGTGTATTGTTCTGCATGAATATACTCGTCCACCAAATCATAGTATCCCGGTATTTCTTTCGGAGAATTAACAAAACTTTTTGTTGTGCCAGCTGTTGTACTTCCGTTATATACAATAATAAATGGTGCTAAATATCCTAAATTGTGAGTTATTGTTATTTTGTTATTTACAGTTTGATAATAATGTGTTAATGACCCGGTGTTCGTTATATCAATTTCTGAACCTCCAACAGTTGTTGATAGTTTAAATGTGTTTCCAGACTTGCTTATAACATAATATGTGGTGTTTTCTTGCAACGGAGAAGGAAGAGTTCCGTCAGACCACACCTGAACAGGGTCCCCATTTCTTAGTAAATTTGTTCCAGTAGTGCAAACATTTGTTGATGAGTTTACAGAAAAATCATTGTAATCATTATCTGGTTTCATTGCTGAAACTGAATATACATTAAAAATTTTAAGGTTCTGAAATGCTGAACTATATACGAGAAATCTATCATCGCAAGTTTTTACATCATATCCTTTGACTGAAACTGCCGCGCCATAATCTTTTGCCATATAATTAAAATTTTCCTGCTAAATATCCTATTAAAACCCTATCATTTGTTCCGTCGTTTATTATTATTCTTTTATTAGCACCATCTATTAAAACTTTTGCATCCCCAACGCTTAATGAGTTTTCATTCGTCCCTTCATTCACATTTTCCCAATCTACCGTTCCTCCAAAACTTCCAGTTGCCGCACTTATATCTCCCCTGAAATACCCTGATTCAAATTCAACATCACCATTAGCTGCTATTTTCCATCCAGTAGTTCCAGAAATATAATTTCCCGATTGCAAATATCCATCTACCAAGTTGGCATTATAGGACATATCCCCTGACTGAATAAGTTGAGATGAAATTCCACTGGTAAAAGAATTTGCTGACTGGACAGTATCAGAAAACAATGGGTCTTTGGTAAGTAAATTGTTAAATCCGTTATCGTATATACTCATTAGTCTTTTGTATTACTTACAACATTTATGCTTTGGGCGGGAAATTCAAATCCTAAAAACTTTACTTTTCCAGAGTTGGTCGTCCCTGTTGCTTTAATGTTGAAATAATTTCCTTTAGCTTTAAATTCTAAATCTTGAATATCACCTTTAATGCTTCCCAACGGTTTCCAGTCTTTATCTCTATGAGAATTAACTCTTATCATTACATCTCCTGTTATGCAGTTTTCAGTAAAGACATTCATTTGAGAAAGTTCCTTGATAAGTCCTCTAGTCGAAATAGTCCCAAACTCAATATCATTTGATTCAAATGACCAAGTAATCGGTTGTGCGTTGTAATCAGTATTCTCTGTATTTATTTGGATAGCCTGTCCGTTTTTATCTCCTCCTACAATTACTTTTGCACTTGAGCTTATATACCAAGTAAAACAAGTAAAATCATTATAATATGAATAAATATCCCAAGTCTGATTATCTATATTGTATTTAAAACAGATATTCGTATATGAATTGTCTCCCAGGGTTATATCTCCGACATAAACATAAACATAATTATCATCTGAATAAGTAGCAATATTTGGTATATTGGCAGCAGGAATGGCATCCCACAAATCCTGGATAGGCTTAGAAATCTTTTGAGGATAACCTCCATTGGTCGCCCATACACCCTGTTGGTTAGCCAGAAACACCATATTTCTTCCTCGGCAAACCGCTTCTTGAGTAGCTACTCCAACATTGACCAAATCTTCTGGGTAAGTTGATGAACCATCCCATCGTTTCATTGAGCGTTCTTTGAAGATCAAAAGATATCCAGGAACTTTTTCTAGTGCGGTAATCGCTCCGCCTCCGTCTTCTTGTTCAATTTCAATCTGTCCGTTTGCAACAGTCCAACTTACCGCTCTTGTGTCTGGGTCGGCAATCCCCGAATAATAGAGAATTGAAGGGGATGTCGAAACTCCTGCAGTGTAAACTCGGTCTTTCCATTCAATTACTACTGTTCCAATAGGCATATTAGCAACATCAAACGCTCCTCCTGTCGTATCCCAAGTAGAACCATTAAAAGCCTTGCAAGCATCTGTTCCATTCACTCTGACAACGGAATCAAGATAAGTGCAAAAACGAGTCTTTAAATCCTTGGTATCTCCTGTTAAAGAAGAGTTTCCAGTTATCATATCGTAAACATCATTATTCACTCCGTCTGAAAATACTCCAAAAAGTTTATGAGAAGTTCCAACTGTATCTCGGAAATAATGTATTCCTAGACACGTCCCTGAAGCCACAGTTTGCGTCCCTACAATGTTTATTCCTGTTCTTGATACTAAAGACCCCAATTCCTCGTCAGAATTGAAATTAAGGGCTAATTTAGCCGAATTTTTAGGAACGATAGAGTTTTGGACAACTCTGATGTTTCCTTTTGACCAATCTCTGAATTGTATAACTTCTTTATTTTTCATATTATGATTTATCAAAGCTTTCGTTTATTTCGCTTCGATAGCTTATTCCATTTACTTTTACTTTTGATTTAAACTTTTGTCCGCTTGATTCACGTCTTACCGCATCGGTCAAGCAAGTATTAAACATCACCCAATCCCCATCAGTAAAGTCGGGAGTTCCATTTTTCTCAGTGATATTTTTAATCGCCCATTTGACCCAGTGTTTGACCATATCGTATCTAGCAAGAGTAATTTCATCTGCATCGCTGTCTACTGAAACAATATCGGTGTAAAAATCAAGATAGATATTTTTTCCATAATTACTTGAACCGCAAAGTGGCCAGATGTAAATACTTCCGTCCCAGACAGAAAAGTATTTAGGAGTTCCCTCTGCTTCTCCATAAAAAATGTTAGTCCCAGCAGGTATTTCCACTTCCGTAGCCGTGCAAGTTAAAGTATTGGTTGATTGGTTATTGGCTGAAACAGTAATGTCATAAGCAGTATTGTCAATGTAAACGTGGAATGTTCCTGTTTCTGGGAAGTCATCAGAACTCGTAAGCACAAGAGAAGTCGCTCCCAACGAAGCGGTTGTTGCAACTGTGGTTTTAACTGTATCCTCAAAATAATCATCAAACTCTTTTTTATCCTTGTATTCTAATGGGTCTGTTCCATACTTAACTTGAAGCATTGAACGGTTGGAGTTTTTGTCGTAATAAGTCGTTGGCAATGACCAGCTATATTCTCCTCGATTTATCTGGTCGAGAACATAATCAAACTCTTGCGTGTTTGACCATCTTTTCAGTTTTCCCCTGACGTATCTGAGGCAAGCGTTTATTTCGCTCAAAAGAGAATCAAAAGTCAAAACATCGCTAAATTCTTTTTTCAGTTCTTTCATTGAAAGGTCGATAATATATCCGACTGTATTTGCTCCAAATCCTCCATAAGGAATCGGGTCTGAATAATCAGAATAGTTTCCATTGATTGAATTGTAGAATCTAACAAAATAATATCCCGATGTATATGTTCCATCTTCATACTTTGTTTCGTTGCTTTCTTCGTCTATGTCGGAAGTTGAAATCAATGTTTTGTCTCCTGTTGCAGTTGTAGCATGATAAAACTGAGCCTGGTCATAAGGAATGACATAGACTTTAGTATCTTTTGGATGATTCTTAACCAAACTGGTAGCTAGTGTTATTGTAATTCCTGTCGGTGCTGTCGTTGAATTGGTTTTTATTATTTCGCTTCCTTCGTTAAATTCTCCGATTAAGAGAACATTATTTACCGCAACTCCTGAAATACTATAAACGCTTAAAGTTCCTGTCGCAGAAGTGGCAGTAGAACTTAAAGAAGTTTCATAAGCATTTTCTAGGAGTTCTTTATTTGATATTCTTATTATTTTCATATTTTTACCCTAGGTCTTATTGAGTTAATTGATACTTTTACTCTTACTTTACTTTACTTATATGGGTTCTTGGTTTTATTTGATTTATATAGGCGTGAGGCTTAAACCATCCTATTGAAGGAGAAACAGACGGACTGGCTGACGGTGAAATACTGACGGAGATTGAGGGACTGATTGAAACTGAAATACTAGGTGAGGCTGACGGACTTAAACTTTGAGAAACACTAGGAGATGAGGAGGGACTGATTGAGGCGGACGGAGATTGGGAAGATGAGACTGATGGACTAAGCGATGGACTGGCAGACGGAGACAAACTTTGACTTAGCGATGGGGACAATGAAACACTGACAGACGGGCTGGCTGAAGGGGAAAGAGATTCTGATGGAGATGGGCTGGCTGATGGGCTGATTGAAGGGCTTGAAGATGTGGACAAACTGGGTGAGGTGGACGGTGAAATCGAAGCGGACGGACTTTGGCTGGGGGAGGTTGATGAGGAAAGAGAAACTGAAACTGAGGGACTGGCTGATGGAGACAATGACTGGCTTGGTGAAGGGGAAACACTGGGGGATTCAGAAACACTTCTTGAAGGTGAAATTGATGGAGAAATACTGGGACTGGGAGATAAACTGGGAGATAAACTTGGACTTAAGGACTGACTAGCAGAAGGTGATATTGATGGGCTTTTTGACGGTGAAATAGAAGTGCTAGGACTTTTAGAAGGAGAAACACTGGGAGACACTGACTGGCTGAAAGATGGGGACGAGGAAGGACTTAAAGATTGTGAAGAAGATGGTGAAATTGAAACACTGACACTCGGAGAAGCGGAAGGGGAGATACTCTGTGAAGGAGATTGGGATGGTGAAGCACTCAAAGAAATCGAGGGACTGGCACTTGGAGATTCACTTACGAAAATACTATTGCTTGGTGATATACTCGGAGAAGTCGAAGGGCTTAAAGACGGACTGATAGATTCTGATGGGCTGGTTGATGGAGAGATGCTGACAGAAACACTGGGGCTTAAACTTGGAGAAACACTGGAAGAAGCAGAAGGTGAAGTGCTAGGACTTTTAGAAGGAGAAATTGAAGTGCTTGGAGAGGTTGATGGACTGATTGATTCACTCGGTGATTGGGATGGACTTAAACTTTGAGAAACACTAGGAGATGAGGAGGGACTGATTGAGGCGGACGGAGATTGGGAAGATGAGACTGATGGACTAAGCGATGGACTGGCAGACGGAGACAAA